AGCCTGCGCGGCGGCGGCGCTGCTGGCGGCTTCCACGGCGTTGGTGAATGTGACTGAGCCGACCGCGTTGGTCTGCGTGCCGAAGGCGCCCATGGCGCCCAGAAACGCATCAGCGCGCGTGGCGAAGTTGGCCGGGTCTGCACGGCTCGGTGCGGTGGGCAGTGAGGTGATGGGGGTAGGTGAGGTGGGCATGGTCAGACCAGTCCTTCAATTTCGAGGCTGCAATAGCTCTTGAGCTGATAGGCGATGTCAATGTTGAAATCGCGGAAGAAGCCGTACACCGTGAGCGGGCGGAACAGTTGATCTGTGGGCACGCCCACCCACACGGCTGGCTTGGCGCGCACGCTGGCCAGCACCTGCTGCACGCGGGCCACCTGCACGGTGTCCAGCATCAGGCGCACGTTCATGCGTTTGCTGAAAGCACGCTCCACGAAGGTGGTGGTGCCGAACTCGTCGGTTTCCTTGCGGCTGTAGTCCACGATGCCCAGGCTGGCGCCGTATTCGGCGTCGCCCAGCTCGTACTGGTTGCCGAAGACAAGTTGCCCGATTGCCACGGTGCCTGAGCCCGACACGCTGACGGTCATGCGGGCGCTGGCGTAGGGTGGCAGATCGGTCAGCACCACCTCTTCCACCTGCACATAGGGCTCAAAGAAGTATTGGTACCAGTCGAAGATGAAGGTGCCGTCCAGATTCACCGTGCGGCTGTAGACGGTGGGGCCGCCGGCGCCGTCTGTCACGGTGATGGTGGCCTGGGTGCCCACCAGGCCGAAGAGCGCCATGGCGTTGGCCAGGCCGGTGGACAGCACCACGGTGAGCGGGGTGCTGCGCGTGGTGGCCGTGCTCACCTGGTCATCGAACATCGCGTGCGTGTTGTCCGGCCCGATGAGCACCCATTGCGTGGGGCTGATGTCGGGCTGGTTGCCGGTGTTGTTGTTTACCAGGCTTTGGTAGATGTGCGTGCCGTAATCGACAAAGGCGTCTTTGGCGTAGGTGGTGCCCACGGCCCAGGCGCTGTAAAGCTCAGTCGCATTGCTGCTCACCAGGTGCGTGGCGGCCACGAAGGTGGTGGGGGCAATCAGTTTCATGTGGCTGCCACCGTTTGTAGGCTGGTGCCGTCAGGCGTCACGCGGTCCAGGATGCGGGCGGTCTTGTTGGTGGCCACGGCGGTGGAACGGGCTTCGGCGCGCAGGCCTTCCATTTCGGCGCGCAGCGCCTCAAGCTGCGCAATCATTCGGCGCTCTTGAGCGCGCCCGCCGGAGAACATCGCGTTGGTTTGCTCAAAGCTCCAGTAGCGCGCCGGGCCGGTGACTTCAAGCTCAGGGCCGCGTTCGCCCACCAAGCGCAGGCCGCCGGTGTGCAGGCCGCCTTCTGCAAAACCACGGTAGCCGTTGGCCAGAATGAAATCAAGAAGTTCTCTGATTTCCTTTTCCGATTTTCCTTGTTGTTGTTCGTATGCCGTTAATTCTGCAATCGTCACCTTTTTTTCATTGAAGAAAGCGATCTTTTCCGCGGCGTCGTAATCCCTAAACCAGTTTTCCGGCAGCAGCCCTTCCAGCTCGGCAACCGTTCTGCTGGTTTGTGTTCTTGCCGGTTGAGCCGCAGACGCAATCGACGCTGCTGCCACGACTGCTGCATTTGCAGCGGTCAGCGTTGCGGCATTTGCGCGGGCAATGTTGGCTGCACTTTCGGCCGCCGTTGCATTGGCTTGTGCGGCGGCAAGAACGGCGGCCGTTAAGGCCTGATTTGCAGCAGCTGTCGCAACGGTTTCCGCAGCAATAGCGGAGCCCAAACGGCTCATCGCATCACTCACGGACAATATTCCGGTGTCGATGCTGCGCAACGCATTGAGTTGTGCCTGCGCAATGGCCAGCTCACTGGCCGCATTCACACGGGTTGCGTCAAGCTGAAGATCCAGTTGCTCCTGCGCCACCCGGGCGGCATCTTCTTGGGTCTTGAGTTGCTTTTCTGCAATGCTCAGAGCCCGCTCTGCGCCGCTGAGCTGCTGGCCCGTGGCGGATTGCAGCTCGGCCAATGAATTGGCAAGCAACAGGGTATCCCGGCGCAATTCCGCTGCGCTGGCATATCTTGAAGGGTCAAGCTCACGGCGGGCGGCTTGTACCGCTTCTTGCAGCCTGTCTTCATTCGGCAGCGTGCCTGTTGCGCGCAGACTTGTCAGTGCGTCTTGCACAAACCGCCGGCCCTGCGCGCCTGACATGCCAAACCCAGCCAGGCCGTTCAATTCTTGAACTTGTTTGCCCAGGAAATCAAAAAGCGGGCGGGCGGATTGCAGGGTTTCTTGCGCAACCTGCCGCGCTGCCTCTGCGGCCGTTTTCTGCGCGTTGATGTTGCGCATCTGCAGGTCAAAGGCGCTACGAATCGCCGCCTCGGCAGCGGCGGCCTGGGCGTCTATGGCTCTGCGCACGGCGTCAAATGCGGCGTTTGTCGCGGCTGTGGCGTCCTGAGCAAGCCGCTGTTTGTTGGCCAGGGCTTCCTGGGCTGCCTGGGCCCGCAGGTCTGCCAAAGTGCGCTCTGATGCTTCCATTGCGGCGGCGGCGGCTTGGGCGTCCTGCAGCGCTGTCACATAGTCAAAAAGAGCACGGTTGGAGTTCTCCAGCGCGCCGCGCTCCAGGGCGCGGATGGCGGCGGTGTTGCCCTGCAGTTGCAGCAGTTGGCGCTCCAGGCCCAGGCGCTCCTGGCCGATGCGCTGGGCCTCGGCCTGGGCGGCGCGGGCTGCCTCCTGGGCGGCGGCTGCTGCCGTGCGCGTGGCTTCGGCTGCTGCGGCTTCGGCGGCCTGGCTGTCTTGCAGAGCGGTGATGCGGTCGAACAGCGCCCGGTTGCTCTCGTCCAGCGCGGCGCGCTCCAGGGCGCGGATGGTGGCGGTGTCGCCTTGCAGTTGGAGCAGCTGCCGCTCCAGGCCCAGGCGCTCTTGGCCGATGCGCTGGGTTTCAGCGGCGGCGGCACGGGCGGCTTCCTCGGCTGCGGCTGCTGCCGTGCGCGTGGCTTCGGCTGCTGCGGCTTCGGCGGCCTGGCTGTCCTGAAGGGCGGTGATGCGGTCGTACAGCGCGCGGTTGCTCTCGTCCAGCGCGGCGCGGTCCAGTGCCCGAAGGGCTGCGGTGTCGCCCTGGAGCTGCAGCAGTTGGCGCTCCAGGCCCTGGCGCTCGCGCAGGATGTCGGCGGCGCTGCGCAGGGCTTCGGTGGCTTGGTCGCTGGCCTCGGCCAGGTCTTCCACCACCGGGGTGATGCCGGCGAAGGTGCCGCTGAGCTGCACCAGCACGGCAAAGTTCTTGCGCCCGGCCTCGGTGTTGAGGTCTTGCGCTTCCACCAGTTGGCGGTAAGCATCGCGCGTGGTGGGCAGGGCCAGGCCCAGGCCGCCCAGGGCTTCGGTGAGCTGGGCGGTGGTCTTGGCGGTGCGCTCGGCTTCGGTGAAGAACTCGGCGTAGTAGGCGGCGCTGGCCTGGGTGAAGTTCTCCAGGCCGCCGAAGGCGTCGGCCAGTTGGCTGGCCAGGTCAGCGCCGGCCAGGCTGGTGGCGTAGAGGTTTAGGCCCAGCAGCTCGAGCGCGGGGTTGATGGTGCTCAGGCTGCCGGCCAGGCGCGTGAGGGTCTGGACGTTGGTTTCGCCGGCACGGGCGTAGCTGGTGCCGGTGGCTTCGATGGTGCGGGTGACTTCGCTGACCTGGTCGATGAATCCCCTGAACGTGCTGCCGGATTCCGTTTGCTCCCAGTCTTCGATGCGCGTGGTGAGGGTTTCCGTGACGGTGCGGCTGGCGCCCAGCACGAAGGCGGCCAGGTCTTCGTTCGCGGCGGCGAGCGCTTCTTCCACCTTCTTGGCGGCTTGCTCGGGCGTGAGGCCATCGAGCTTGATGCCGCGCGTGCCGATGTCGTTTTGCGTGATGTCGGTGCCCAGCACCGTGGTGAAGGTCTTGACGGCGGTGCTGCTCAGGCCCAGGGCCTCGGCCATGCTGGCGGCGTTGGTGCGCAGGGCCTCGAAGGCGCTCTGGATGGCGGCGCTTTCGGTGCTGGTCTGGCGGTTGACCATCGAATACTCAGGCCCGCTGAACAGCGTGCCGCCGCGGCGCTGCAGGTCGTAGCTCTGGATGTCGCCCATGCCCAGGGTGCCCGTGAGGCCACCGCCGACGATGCTGCGGCTGCGGAAGACGCCCAGCGCGTTGGCCACGGCCAGGGCGGCGGCCACGTAGGGAATGGCGGCGGCCGCCGAAGCGCCCGCGCCCATGGCGCCGCTGGCGCCGACGGTGGTGGGGCCCATCAGGCCCGGGGCCAGGGTGGCACCTTTCATGCCGGCCGAGAAGGCGGTGAGCGCGCTGCTGCCGAACATGGTGCCGGCCGTGCCCATGACGTTGCCGATGCTGCTGGCCACGCTGCCGGTGATGACGCTGCCCAGCGTGGCCAGGCTGTTGATGCTGCCCAGGGTGCTGAGCGCGCCGCCCCCACCGCCGCCGAGGCTGCCGACGATCGGGTTGACCGCCGCCTGAATGATCGGCCGCAGCACCATGCTGCGGAACAGGCCCTTGATGTATTCCCAGGCGCTCTTGCCGCCTTGCATCAGGGCGTCCGTCAGGCTTTGGCCGATCTGGTCGCTGGTGCGGCGCCACTCTTGCTCGATGGTCTTGGTCTGCTCGATGCTGGCGCGCACGGTTTCGCGGTTGAGCACGGCTTCGCGGATCTTCTTGGCGTACTCGTCATAGGCATAGGTGCCTTTTTCCAGGCCCGCACGCTCCAGCTCCAGCAGTGCGGCGCTTGTCTCGCGCTCGATGTTGCTCATCTGCAGCGCTTCGGTTTCGCGGTTGATAGCGTCCACCAGGTCTTTGGCCTTGCCCAGGTTGGCGTCGATGGCCTGTTCGCTGGCCTCATACGCCTCCACGGCTTTCATGCTGCGGGTGGCGGCCAGCTCCAGCTCGGCTTTGGCGCTGCGCTTGAGTTGCTCTTCCAGCTCGGCCTCGGCCTTGTCATAGGCCACGATGTTGGCCAGTTGCCGCTTGGCCAGGATGTCAAGCTCGGTCTGCCGGTCTTTCGCGGCCTTGAGGGCCGATTCATCCGCAGCCTTGCGGCGGGCTTCTTCGCCGGCGATGTCTATGACGGAGCGCCGGCCGCCTGGCACGAAGCCGCGGTCTTCGCGGGCGCGGGCTGCATCGGCGGCGCGTGCGGTTTCTTGCACGCCCAGGATACGGGCCTGCAGGGCGTCGAGTTCTTTTCGGGCCTGAATGGAGTCTTCGATGAGGCCTTTGCGGATGAAGCTGAAGCCGGCAAAGTCGCCCTTGGCCAGCGCCGCAATCTGCGCGGCCATGCCGCCCAGGTCGCGGCCAACACCCTTGAACACGAAGGCCACATCGGTGGCCAGCACAGCCAGCGTCTCCAGCACCACCTTCAGCCCGGTGCCAAAGAACTTGGCCAGGGTGTCGCCTGCGGCATTGGTGCGGTTGAACTCGGCTGCGATGGCCGACAAGGTGGGCAGCAGTTCCTGCGTGATGACGCGCGCTGCATCGCCGGCATTGGCCTGGAAGGCAAACAGTTGCTTGTTGAACTTGTCCGCTTCAGCGGCCTGCTGAGCGGTCACGCTGGCGTTGAGCTCGCCAGCTTCGGCCAGGTCATTCAGGAACGGTGCAGCCTCGCGCACGCTCTTGCCGAACAGCTCCTGCGTGATGCGGGCCTTGTTGGCGTCGTTTTCAAAGCCGGCCAGGGCCACTGCCGTCTGGCGCAGGGCCTCGGCCGGGTCCAGCTGGCGCAGCTTGGCGGCGCTCAGGCCGATCGCTTCGAGCGCGATGCTGGCGCCGTTCTTGCCGTCCGCTTCCTTGAGCTGGGCGTTGAACTTGACCAGCATGCCGCCCACCTGGTCAAGGCTGGCGCCGTTGCGGCGGGCCACCTGGTCGAGCTTGCTGATTTCCTCGATGCTGGCGCCGGTGGCGTCGGCCAGGTCGTTCATGGCGTCCACGGCGTTGACGGTCTGGCGCACGAATGCCACCAGGCCGCCCACGGTGAGGGCGCCGGCCAGCGTGGGGGCCAGGGTGGAGAGCGCGTTGCGCACGGTGTCCACCTGGCCGCTGAGCTGGCCCATGCTGACGCCCACGCGCTGCAGGCCGCTGGTGACGGATTCCGCGCCTTGCAGGCCGATCTTGATGCCAATGTCGCTGGTGGCCATGCGGTTACCTCAGCGGGCTGACGCGCGCAGCGGGGTGCTGTGCGGCTTGCTGTTCGTCGCGCTCGCGCTCGCGCTGTTCTGCCCACACTTCCAGCGTGGCGCGCTCTGCGGCCTGGATGCCGCGCCAGATGTCTGGCCGGGCTTCGCGCTCGATGTCGGGCTGCTCGTCCAGGTGGGCGCGCACGCCAGCGTAGTCAAGCCCTGTGGCGCCTGCCATGCCGGTGCGCCATTGCGTCTGCACGCCCTGCCAGCAGGCCCAGGCTTGCACGTTGTCAGGCCAGAGGTAGGCGCTGCGCTCGGGCGGGGCCTCGGGCTCCAGCGTGCCCAGGCCTGCCAGGGCCTGAGCCCAGGCGCTGCCGGGTGGGGGTGCGCTGGATGTTGCATCGCGGCTGTGGTGTTCGGCCAGTTCCCGGGCGAGCGCGGCTAGTTTTTTTCCTTCGCGCCCACCTCAGCCAAATAGGTGCGGAAGGCGACGAGGCTGACGCCAGGGATCTTGCAGAGCTGGCGCCAGGCGGCCTCAGTAAAGTCCATTGGCACGTCTTCTGCGTCACGCACGCCCTGCCACTGTTCGATCACTTCCAGCATGAAGTCGGCCACGCTGGTTTCGCTGTTGTCAGCCAGCTTGGTCTTGATCTGGTCTGCGTCCAGGCGGCGGCAGGTGAGGGAGAAGTCAAACGGCTGGTCTGTGCCGGCCTCGTCTTTGATGGTGCCGCGCACCTTGAACTTGACGAGGTTGGAGACGACGATCTTGATGCCCATGTGAGTGCCCGATGTGTGGTGCCCGAGGTTGGAAGGGAGCGCGGCGTGGCACGTTCGGGGCCGACGTGCCGACCGGTGCGGGATGCGCACCGGCCTGCCGCGCTGAAAGGTTCAGGCGGGCCCGCGGCGGGCCCCTGCGTCATCAGCTGTAGCTGATGGCCCGGCCCAGCACCGTGATGGCGGCGTTGACCTGGTTGGCCTGGTTGCGGGCCAGCGTGGGCGCTTCGGCCACGCTCATGTAGCCGTGGCCGTACATCGTGCCGCCGCCGCCCAGCACCAGCTTGAAGCTGACCTTGCTCAGCGTGCGGCTGATGTCCAGCATGGTCTGGTACGTGGCGTTGGAAGGGTCATGGCCCAGCGTCATCGTCATGCTCAGGGCGTTGAAGCCGGTGGGCACGTTGATGTCGTTGCGCTTGGCCAGGGGCGACACCGTGGTGAAGCGCGCATCGCCACCGCTGGTGGAGATGTTCAGCACCTGCGGCACCGCCGACCAGGCAGACAGCTTCTGCGTGGTGCCCGTGCCGCTGCCGGCCGGGAAGAAGCTGGTGTTGCTGGTGTTCAAGCCCTGCAGGCTGAACGAGTTGGCGTCAATGACCGTCACCTTGTAGACCGAATCCGTCGAGTCTTCCCAGCCCGAGGTGAACAGCACTTCGTCGCCGGTCACGTAGCCGTGAGCGGTGGACGTGAGCACGGCCGGGTTGGCGTTGGTGGCAGCAGAGATGGTCTTGGCCGAGGCCAGCGTGGTGCTGAACTGGATGCTCGAGCCTTCGGGGAAGTAGTAAGCCATGATGGCGTCCTTTCAGTAGATCAGGGGGTGAGCGAGTGGGTGACGGGGTTAGAACGTGGCGGCGGCCACGCGCTGGCGGGCGGTGAAGACGAAGGTGGCGCAGACGGTGTTTTCACCATCGGCGTCGAAGTCATAGGACACAGACTGCGGCTGCAGGGCGATGACGGCGCCGCCCAGCGTGGGGTCGGCCATCAGCTTGGCGTAGACGGTGGACACCAGGGCGTCCACGGCCACGTCAGGCGCCTGGCCGGCAGTGGCGCGGGCGTAGCACTCCACGCCGATGCGCGTGTCCCACGTGATGGGCTGGCTGCTGAGCACCGAGGCCTCGAGCACCTGGCTGTCCACCGGGCGCACCACTACGGCGGTGCTGGTGCTGGACGACACCGGGCGCAGCCGCACGCGGCCGACGTTGGCCACCGCAGGCGCGGTGCCCAGGGCAGCCACGACGGCAGTGATGGCGGTATTGATGATGCTCATGCGCGCTCCAG